ATAAACAAGAAAAAGCAAATCGTTCAAAAGCAGAAACACCATCTGCATTCTCAGTTGATTATGACAAGTAAATGACAGTAACATTATCAAGAACAACATTAGATGTCCTTAAGAATTATGCAACTATTAATTCTTCTATTGTGTTTAGAAAAGGTAACACACTAAGGACAATCTCAAACGCAGAGAATATTCTCTCTCAATTTACTAGTGAAGAAATCTTTCCTACCGACTTTGCAATCTATGATCTTAGTCAGTTTCTAAGTGGTATCACTTTGTTTGACAATCCTAAACTAGACTTCACTTCTGAAGACTATGTTCGTATTGCAGGTGCAGGTAGGTCTGTTAAATATTATTTTTCTGATCCAGAAATTACTCTTAAGTCTGCACCAGAAAAGAATGTAAACTTTCCAGGTGCAGACATACAATTTAATCTCACAGCAGATGATCTAATTGCATTACAAAAAGCATCCGCTGTGTATAGTCTTCCTGACATGTCATTCCAATCTAAGAATGGTAAGGTTAGACTACTTCTATCTGATAAAGAAAATGATACCAGTAACACATACAAACAAGACATTGTGGGTGAATGCACTGGTGATTATTCTCTAGATCTTAAGATTGAAAATATCAGATTGCTACCAGGTGATTATAATGTTAAGGTATCCAAGGCATTAATTTCTGAATGGAATAATACTACATTAGATCTCACTTATTATATTGCATTAGAACCATGACCCATCATACAAGAGTTGTTCAGATATCTTTTACTCCAAAGGAACAAGACCTTCTGAAAATTCTTGATGAGTTGGTGAAGTATGATCTTGCTCCAAATAGATCAGCATGGTTTAAGAATCAAATTCGTATGAGATATTACGATTTACGTGAAAAAGGGATTATTACACAAAGTGAAGAATGATTTTTTATGGGTAGAGCGATACCGTCCTACCAATGTTGAAGATTGTATCCTACCTGACAGTATCAAGAATGTATTTAAAGGTTTTGTTTCTCAGAAAGAGATTCCAAACCTTTTATTATCTGGATCTGCTGGTGTAGGTAAAACTACAATCGCTAAAGCTTTATGTGATGAGATAGGTGCATCTTACATCATGATCAATGGATCTGATGAGGGTAGATTCCTTGATACTGTCAGAAACAGGATCAGGACATTTGCATCAACTGTCTCATTGACCTCTGGAGCGTCCCACAAGGTCGTTATTATAGATGAAGCAGACAACACAACCAATGACGTACAACTCTCTTTGAGGAGTGCTGTGGAAGAGTTTCACAGTAACTGTAGGTTTATATTTACTTGTAACTTCATCAATAAAATTATTGAACCATTGCATTCTAGATGCACTGTGGTGGACTTTCGTGTTAAAAACGGTCAATCTGTACAGTTACAAGGTAAATTTTTTGATAGGTTAAGAGGAATACTTAAAGATGAGAAAGTTACGTTTGAAGATAAAGTCTTGGCCAAACTTATTAAGCGGTATTATCCTGATTGGAGGAGGCTTATTAATGAGTGTCAACGCTATGCTGCTAATGGAACCATTGACTCTGCTATTCTCGTTGATGTTGCTGATGTCAATCTTGATACTCTTCTCTCGGCACTAGCAAAGAAAGAATTTACTACAGTTAAATCTTGGGTAGTACAGCACATGGATAACGATCCAAGTAGTGTGATGAGAAAGATATATGATAGTTTGTATGGTGTATTAAAACCATCTTCTATACCAGAAGCAGTTCTTATCATGGCAAAGTATATGAGAGACATAACACTTGTGCCTGATCAAGAAATAAATTTGTTAGCATGTCTAACAGAAATCATGATGAGTTGCGAATTTCGGTAAAGTGTGCTAAATTATAGTAACGATACTGAGGTGGACAATGGAATTAAAAAGACCAAATCCTTACAATGCCAAGAACATTAAAGAGTCTAAAGACACCGCTAAGATATCCAGGAGGGAAGAGCAAAGCAGTACCAAAGCTGTTGCAATACCTCCCAAACCTTTTCCAGGTAAAAGAGTTTCGTGAACCATTTTTAGGTGGTGGTTCAGTAGCATTAGAAATTACAAAAAGGTATCCTCACATTGACATATGGGTCAATGATTTATATGAACCTTTGTATAATTTTTGGTGTGAACTACAACATCACGGACAAGAACTTCAAGATGCTCTTCTGGGAATTAAAAGCATCTACTGCAATCCAGATGCAGCAAGATGTTTGTTTATATCATCCAAGGAGCAAATAAATGACAGTGATCTCTCAAACCTTGATCGTGCTGTGGCTTTTTATATTGTCAATAAGTGTAGTTTCAGTGGACTTACGGAGTCGTCATCATTCTCTGCACAAGCATCAGAATCCAATTTCTCAACGAATGGAATTGAAAGACTTACAGAGTATTCAGAAATCATTGAGCGATGGAAGATAACTAATCTTTCATATGAAAGTATGTTATGTGATGATAAGAACACATTTATATACTTAGACCCACCATATGATATCAAAGATAACCTATATGGTAAGAAAGGTGAAATGCATAAAAGATTTGATCACGACAAGTTTGCTCATGATTGTGATCAACATACCTGTCCCATGCTGATATCTTACAACTCTGATCAAATTATCAGAGATCGTTTTTATGAGTGGACAGTTGGAGAATTTGCACACACTTACACCATGCGGTCTGTGGGATGCTATAATATAGATCAAGCAACAAGAAAAGAATTAGTACTTACGAACTATGAAATGCGAAGTTAGACTTTACGTAGCAGGTACAGTGTTTACAGAAACTGTACAAGCACGTGATTACCAAGAAGCAAGACAAGTAGCACTTGCTAGAAATCCAAATGCTAGAGTAATGGGTGTTAATGCATCTTTTAAATAGATTCTGGAACATCTGGAAGTATGCATTGGGTTCATTCTCTGATGAGAAAACGAAAGAATATGATAATTATGTGGTCATTGTACGATCTATTATCTTTGTTAGTTATCTCGTCACTAATTGTTTTATTATTAGCGGAGTAATTCGCCATTGGAATAATGTACCAACTGAAAGATTACCTATACAGCATCAATCAATCCAAGAAGAACATCTTAGACGATGATCCAAGTGCTGTTAAAAAGTATCCTCCATACGTAGTAAATAGATGTCTGTCATCTTTTACTGACACTGTGTTGTATGCGAATGAAATGAATAAGAACTCGCATCTACCTAACAAGATGCAATATGACTTTTTTCTAAATAGTGTTAAACCAAGGAAAAGATTTTCTCCTTGGACTAGGAAAGATTCTATTGATTATCTTGATGTAGTTAAAGAGTATTATGGTTATAATGATGATAAGGCTCTCCAAGCACTCAGGATTCTCACCAAGAATCAACTAGATAAAATTACATATCTATTGAGAAAAGGTGGTAAGAATGGCAAGCGAGATTGAGATTTCTTGGAAACAATCTGACATGGTTGAGGTCACACTAGGTGAACCTGATGATTTCCTTAAAGTAAGAGAGACATTGACTAGAATAGGTGTTGCTTCTAGAAAAGAAAAAAAGATATATCAATCATGTCATATACTCCATAAACAAGGCAAGTATTATATCGTACACTTCAAAGAATTATTTGCTTTAGATGGTAAACATACTAATTTTTCTAGTAACGATCTTCAAAGAAGAAATAGGATAGCAAAGTTGTTATCTGATTGGGGATTGATTACTATTGTTAATGAGAGTCAAGTAGAAGATCTTGCTCCATTAAATCAAATCAAAGTATTAAGTTTCAAGGATAAAAATAATTGGACTCTTGAATCCAAATACAACATCGGTAGAAAAAAACAAGAGGATTAATGGAAAATCACCCTACTAGGGTTCGTTATGACAATCCAAAAATGTATAGATGGACGAGTTGGGATGCTAACACACCTTTCGCTCCATCTTTTGATGTACCATTTTATATTGATTCAATAGATATAGAAGGATTAGAAGATTTACTTGCAAGTAAGTTACCTATAGAATGGACAACATATAACATATTTGATTGGGATGAAGATATAATAAAAAATTTAGCTGATAAGATTTATTGCTCTTATAATGAATACATCAATGAATTATGTTATGAAGTCATACCAAAAAATAAGTTATGGATTCGTGGATGGGGTGTTAGAATAGACCCAGATGATTATTTGAATCATCATGCACATTCTTTTCATGAGAATACTTATCTTAGTGGTAATTTATCAATATCTAATTTAGAAACTACAACAGATTATCTTTTCCCATACTTGGGTTGGTATTTTGGATATTGGAAAGTTAAAAATGTACCTGGAAAAATGACTTTATTTCCTTCATGGTTAGAGCATAAAG